TGGAGCTACGGAATCGTAGAGTTAGCTATCTGGGATAACCATATCCAAGAAAAGAATTTTATTTCTATGGATAGACTGGAGAGAGATTATGGATAAGATAAAAGACTTTTGGAAAGGTTTAACCAAAAGAGGTAAGATAGTTGTAGGTGCATTAACAATAATTGTTTGTATGATTATCTACGGAATAATATTTTAATGTTACCTTTATTGAACGCTGTTGGGCCAATAGCAAAAATTGTCGGTGGTATAGTTGATAAGGCTGTACCTGATAAAGATTTAAAAGAGAAGCTCAAGCATGAACTTAACACTCAATTATTAAATGGCGATCATGAGGAGCTTATAGCTAAATCAAATATTATTAAAGCCGAAGCAGAATCAAAGCATTGGCTCACAGCAACTTGGCGTCCAGCTCTCATGTGGATTTGTATAATTGTAATTGCAAACAATCATATTATAGCGCCTTTCAGTAATGCCTTTTTAGGTACAGCAATTGAACTATCAATTCCTGATCAAATGTGGAATTTACTTACAATAGGTGTTGGAGGGTATATTGCTGGAAGAAGTGCTGAAAAAGTAGCAACTAACTGGAAAAAGTAGCTCATATTTAGCTCTCAGAGGCTTTGTAGCACCTTTGCTGTGTGATTGTACCTAAAAGAATCATTAGATTCTGATTGATTCATTTAGAATCATTTAAGACTATACGCAATATTTACACTCTTTTTATCAACAGAATCCTCTAAGTGTTAGTAAGTTACAACATAACAAGGGGAATATCATGATGAACGATCAAATATATAACTATCTAATAAATGTATTAGAAACTATTTACGATCGAAAAGGGGAATCTAAATTTATGCAATATTTATTTAATATGGATAATCCTCACTATATAACGTTAGCAATTTTTTTATGCACCAGTAGTTACAAAAATAAAAAAGTGAATGTTAATGATTTAAAAAAAAAATTAACATGTTCTGATAGACAAGTAGATATTATGATTCAAACGTTATTGGATAAAAATTTTATTTACAAAGAAAATGATAATATTGATAAGCGTGTTCAATATATTTATTTAATGGACGCAACGTGTAAAGATATTGTTGCATGGGCAATTCACACTTGTAAAAAAGTATCTGGTATAGATTTAACTTTGAAAAGAACTCATCAAGTCTGATAATTTTTTTGCTCTTGAAGGGGTCTGCCTAGCCCAAAGGCTATCCAACATTTCTGAACTTGCTAAAGAATAGTTGTGACCCCTTAGAGCTTTCATCATGTTACGAAATTTTGATACGCCATTCTTTCCCATTTGGAATATCATTTCAATCAAGATGTTTTGAGCGTCAGGAATAATATCTAAATCTTCTTGAGCTAATAGTTCTTTCATTTGCGATTTCGCTTGAGCAAAATCAATATCAAATACTTCTCGTAAATATCCTTCAGGATACGCAGTATTATCTTTCCAATGATCTTCTACGCATTTATGCCCCCATCCAATCGTTCTATGGTTTTCAGTACATAAGTACACAGTATCTCGGTAGCCTTCAGCTTCCATGATAGATTCTTTAATGTAGTTTTCGTCCACTTTTAACATATTCTCTGACCTCTAATTCAAGTATAGCTTCTGTTAGGAGTTTCCAATTTACGTTTTCTCTCCTGATCTGCCCAATGTTTATTAAGTAGTCTATCCACTCGTGAAAGATCTGTTCCAGCGAGTAAGTTTCTTCGACTTCTAAATTTCCATTGTGTAGTATCATATCCATAGTAATCCATATAATTAAGAGTAATGCTACGCACTATTTGATCTATACGCATAAATTCTGACGTATATCCTTGTTTACGACCCATATTATTATCAAATGTAGCTAGTGATTGCCAAACAGATGAACGATCTTTTTTAACTACTTCAGCTATTTCTTCCATTTCTAAGCCTACATAGTAGTCCAAATAATAATATAAATATTGTCGTGCTACAAAAAGAAGTATGTCACGTCTATTAGAAATTAATTGCTCTTTCGTGTAACCAAATTCTTCAGCTACACGAACAGTAATTATTTTTGCTAATTCATTTTTCATTTGATCTTTCTAGTCGTGGACAACAGCAGATAGGAAACATACGAAGGAAAAACCTATCACCCAAATTTACAAGGAGGAGGGAGTTGCTATTGTCCACTAAACTTTTAACTAAAATGGTATGTCAGGAGCTTGTTCTGTACTAGCGTTACTAGATGCAGAAGCTGTCGCTGGTTTACCACCACCATTGTTCATTGGAATTAATTGTACCTTACCTGAAAAGCGTGGAACAACTACTTCGGTGACGTATTTAGTAGTTCCATCAGCTTCATATGAACGATACTCTACTTGTCCTTGAACAATAACCGTATCACCTTTCTTCATAAATTTTTGTAAGCTAGAAGCTACTTGAGGATTAAACACTATGACTTTGTGCCATTGCGTTTTTTCCTTGTACTCACCATCTTTAGCTTTGTAACGTTCGTTAGTCGCTAAAGATAAAGACGCAAAATTATCGCCTTTGATAGTTTCTTTGACATCTGGGTCTGCACCCAAACGTCCAACTAGTGTAATAAAATTATACATATATTCCTCTCTATTTTGCTAGTTTAATTTTAGAAGCGTCTGCTACTTGTGGTCTACTGAATTTTTCTTTCATATCTGAAACATATTTATTGTTATCAAACAGACCTAAGAATACATCTGCACTTACGCCTAAATGACTAAATGCTTTTGTAAGAGCATCTGTCATAGCTTTTTTAGGAGCTTCATCATCTAATGTGCCATTTTTTTTGTATAATGATTGACATGAAGAAACAGGCCCAAAGTAATTCCAAAACTCATCTTTGTTTTTATCTGTAGCAACAGATACTTCTGCAAAAACAAGTTTGTCAGTGTAAGTATAATTAGTTGTGTAGTTCCAATCACGTCCTACTGGGCCAAATGTATTAGTCATAACCATGATTTGATACATTGGGTCTATAGTTGTAAGTGTTTTACCAAATGCTGGAAATGGTTTGGTAAATGTAGGATTAGTATGTTTTACTTCATCCCATATATACGTATTTTTTTTGTCAGTCATATTACCTCTTGTTAGTAGTTGCAATTATGTTAACCCACACGTACTTGCTACGTGAGGGTTCATTTTCAAGTGTACGTTCTTTACGATTTAATAAAAAATTAATTATTTTTTTTACCATCTGGTACTTCCTCAATTTTAATGTTGTGTGCTAATAAATATTTAATCACACCTTTTTCTGATTTTGCTTTAATAGTAAACCAATCTACTAATTCAGCATTATCAACTATAGGACTGTTGTAATCACCTATGTACATTTCAATCCTAAACTTTTTAATTTTTTCCATTGTGTCCTCTCTTGCTTAAATTGTATTTTATTTAATTTAAGGGAGAGTGGGGGAGCTTGAGGTAAATCATCTACATAACCATTTTGATTACCACAGCTGGTACTTGTTTTTTTAGTTGTAGCACTAAACCAATATTTATATCTACGTACTCGTTCATATGTATCCCAAGCTATTTTAGTATATTCACCAAATTTATTTTTTTGATTAATTATATTATTCATCTTTTACATATCTCCATACGATAGCTTGTTTGCCACTTTGATTTTTGCGTGTTTGTTTTGTATCTTTGATACAACCTTTCAGCACCAATTCTGAAAAACGTGGACGTACACTAAGAATAGATAGATTTAATAAATCTGCTACTTCATCAGGTGTTGCACCATACGTTGTTTTATTTTTAACGATATGCAAACATTGTTGACGTATAGTAGGAGCTTTTTTAGAAATTTCTTGTGCTGCTTGTTTTCCTGTACGTCTTTTTTTGTATCCTACGTTATTGGGATACAGCGATTGATTCATCTGTAATACCATGAAATTCTCTCCAGTTTGTATCTATTGGTTCTTTTGATTGAACAGCTTTCCAAAATACTTTGGACGCTTTCAATAGAAGTGATTGAAACTTACGATCTTCTTCAATCGTAAAAATTTTATGTGTTCTGTTGCCAAAAAATATTGATAGATATGCTTTGTTAAGTTTAGCACACATCATATAATGTTGTAGTTGAGGGTAATACCGATCAAGTAAATTAGTATGTTGTTTAGGTGTATCCATAAACTGACCTGAATGTTTTGCTTCAAAGACAGCTAAAGGAACATCTTCACCTTCCATTCCAGCTACAACTAATCCGTCTAAATTTCCGTAAATATATTCGTTGTACCAAATTTGCGTTTCTTGTGTGACACGCAAATCCATCTCTTTTGTAAACCATTCTCTGTTTAAATCTTCAGTAATAATACCTATACGAACTGGTAATTTATCTGATAAATCATCTGGTTCTGTATTACCAACTTTAAGATCATATAATTCTAACCATGAATCAGCGTGTACTAATTTATTAGCGTCAGTACCACCAATGCCGTTAGGCCTGTTTTTTGTAGCGTTCTTTTTTTTCATTTTTTGCTCTCCTCATAGCTAGATTAATTTTGTTGATGTAAGCTCTTGGAATTTTCCCAGCCCTAAATTCTTTTTCAAATTCTGCATAAGTTTTCCCATCCAAAAACTTATGTTCCAGTACGAACAGTAATATATTGTTCATCCATATTTCCGTTCGTTCGTGAGGGGGAAGGGGTTCTTTTTTTCTCTTGTTCGGTGTTCGACCGATCTTGCTTATCAAATTGCGTAAAACTGTTTTTCGATAATTGTCTGTCGTCATACCTAGATATCTCCTTTCGTATGTACCAAAGAGCTTTTTCTAAATCTTGTCGTGGGTCTTTTGTTTTACGACCACAACGCACAATGTATTTTATGATATTGCCCTGACAGTAGTTCAATCCCCATGATTGAATTGCGTCAGTTACTTCGATAGAATAATTTTTATAGTAATCAGGATTTAGTGGGTCTTTCATAATTCTCCTCCATATGTTTATTACAGTACCAATTTCTATAATTATCAGGACTGAATATTCCGTACTCAGTACAGTTAGGATTATTACAAGTTTGATGTTGGACACGTTCTTCTCTAGTCATTCGGAAGAACCACATATTTGGTATTGTTATTGTGGTTTTTTTTCTAGCCACAAATTACATCCCAAAGCTTCTGCCCATACACAAAACAAATAACCACTTGGTTTTCGTATTCCAACTTCCCATTTGGATACTAAACCTCTTGCAACACCAATCTTTTCATCTAAGTCCATTTGTGACATTCCTAGCTCGTGCCTTTTGGCTACAAACTGAGTTATCAACTGGTTATGAAATTCTGTTCCTAGTGCTTTTTCCACAATAATAATTATAGTTTTCGTAAGTTATGTGAAAAAAATTAGCGTAAATTATACACGTAATGAAAAATGTATGTTTAATGCCTGAATTTGTTACATTTAATAATGAAACAATTTGTTGACATAAGTTACGATAACTGTAACTTTCATCCGAAAAATGGCTGTTTTCTGCCGTTTTCCACACACTTTTCCACATATGTACTATGTTTGTACTAATTTTGTTCACAATATTTTACCTACTATATCTTGTGGTTATACACAATAGATATTCACATAAAAGAGAAACTATTAAGTGCATAAATTACAGGTAAAACCATGGGGGAAGATGGATTTGTGTCTAAGATTTTCCACCATCTTCCCTTATTCAGAAGGTATCGTCTTACAAAATACGATCTGAATTATCTAATCGTAATAAACTTTTTCTAGTTTATTATTGATAGTAAAATATCTATCATCTTTCTTTTCAAGTGTATTATGTGGAGGGTTAAAACATTTGATATGTATACTATCTCCACTCATGCTTGATATCGTATAACTAATTGGACAATTATCAAGCCAGTTCAATAACACTCTGAGGTTATCATTTTGATGTTTTGACATTATTTATCCTTACTTATAATTTGTATGATCTAACCATATCTCATTGTTTTTCATATCTCGTACTCTTGAACCTCTACGTTCTTGAACGTTGTATACTTTACCTTTGGTAGTTACATGCGTTGACCAATCAGTAGCTGTTTGAAATACAGCAAACATATTTTGACCATATCGTGTGCTATATTTATTATATAATTTCATTAATACATCCATTTGAGTATCACTGTACCAAGCTTTGGCGTGATCATCTTGTGGTGTAAATGCTAATGTTTGTTGGAATAATTGTTTGACTGTGTAGAAAGCGATTTCTTTTTCAATCCATTGTTTCTTTTGTTCCTCTCCTTCAAAAAAGGAACTAATAGCCTCATCAATAGCCTTATAGTCAATCTCAATATTTTTATTAGTGTTATGTTTAATCCTAACATGGAGCTTCCAATCTGTATTGTATGAACCATTATCACACCACATGTATCTTTCCATCGCTATTAAATCTTCTGCAAATAATAAATTATGAGAAGATCTGAATTGCAATTCAAAAATACTACGTTCCAATGGGTCATCAAACATTTGGATACCTTTGACATTATTAAAACGCCAGTTTCGTAAATAGACAGCTCCATTATTATCTACTGTATCTCTTATCTCTACGTTTGATGTGTCTATGTTAGAATTTAATATTATGTTTGTAAAATGATCTATCGCTTTTTTGTATGATCTTGGTTTGTAAGTTGAACTAACAACAGCTAATCCGTCATTAGTATCGGTACGATATACCTCTTTTTTATTAGGTATAACTTCATGATTTACGTTAAATATATTACGTAATTTAACGTCAAAATTTGCGTCAGGATGTATAGCGAACTTGTCATACATATCTGATTCTTGTTTTTGTGCTACTGCCATTAACATGGTGCGTTCTCCTGTTGTTCGTGATCTGAAACTAATTTCTCAATCCTTATGATTTCTTGATTTACTTGTCTTATGACATCATTTACTTTTGATCTTGCGTCTAGTGTCATAGTTTCTGAGCTTAACACTCTACGCAACGTCATTTTTATATCGTCTAAAAATTCTTTTTGTTTTAGTTCTGTCATCATAGCTTCTTCTTCTTTCTCCTGTTCATCCATTACCCAATTCTTAAATGCTATACTCATCAATCCTCCTTATACATTTGAGGCATAAGCGACATTACACCTTCTATATTTGTATGAAATGTACCAGCTCCGTTGCCTTCATCATCACTTTGAACATATAATAATGTTTGATTATCTAATTCTAATGTTGGTATTAAATGATATTCACCTTGTTCTTCTGTATAAAAAACATTTGTAATTTTTTTACCTCGAAGTAATCCAATAGCTTTATGTTCATGTTGCATTTTTCTTGTATGTTTATCCATTATTTACCTCGTATGTGTCTGGTTAGTTTTAAGCATAGTATGATGATACCTACCCACATAGGAGCAGATACAATACTGATTACAAGTGTTGGATTAACTCCAGCTACAAGTAAAGTCACAATGAAGCCTAAGCCTAATGTGATAAGTAAAATCATAAACGTACCTAGTTTCTGACTTTGTTTGTCAAATTCTTTAGTTATTTTCATATATTCCTCATGTTGCTACTTAGTGTTGCTAGTTCTTTGATAGCATTAGTTATTAAAGCAAATGCACCTAGTTCATATGATTGCACAACTACGCTATCTGTTTCAGTTACAGTCAAAGATTTATTAATCTCTTGTAGTCTTTCGATATGTTTTGTTATTTCTTTTTCTGTCATTCGGTATCCCTCTATTCGGTATCGCTCCCCTCGTACAGCCGTACTCGGTATCGCTCTGATTAGTGTCGTTCGATCATAAAAAAAAGCAGTACCTAGAACCACCCAGATACTGCTTAGTAGGAGTAATTAATGTTTAACTGCTAGTGTGTTGGCTATTTGAGATTGTACATCTTGTTCCATTGTTTTATTCCAATGTTTAACAGCCTTACGTTTAGCTATACCTGAATTTGGATCAGCTTTGCCATAAGGTATGTACTGTTTTTTGTGTAAATCTTTGTACACTTCTTTAATAGCTTTGATACGAAGATTGTATATATCAAACTTACATGCCCATAAATTAGCATTGTATTTTCTATCGTCTGATGATTGTATACCTATCTCATCATTTTCTAAATCTTTAGCACTACCAACAGTTAGTATAGCGTCTGTACTTTCTGAATTGATTTTGTCTAATTTGATTTGTGCACCCATGCGTCTGAACTCTAGACCACGAATGTGTTGTTCCATATCAGCCATACAATCAAAACCCTCAATATCTGATTCTGCACGATCTTTGTATAAATCGTACATTTGTTGTTTGAATTGGTCATAGCAACCACTAGCTACTATTTCAAATTTTTCTAATAATGTTGACATTATTTACCTCCTATATTTTCTTCGTACCATTGAGCTTCTTGATCAAGCATTTCTTCTTTTAATGATTTATGTTTGATTGGGCTTTGAAACTCTAAATCCTTGATGTATGGTGTTTTATTAAGCAATTTTTTACCTTGCTCAATATCATCCTTCATCAACCATGCTGTCGCTTTCGTACCTTGTTGTACTCCAAATGCTAAAGCTTTTAATGTTTTTATAATCATATATCCTCCTGTTAAATTAATACTCTAATGTATTGTGCTACCATGTAGCTTGTTATGAACGCTATTAAGAAACAAATTAATGCTCGTTGATATTTAGGCATTATCTACTCCTAACTTCTCTAATATGATGTTAAAGAACTCGTGTTGTAATATGTCTATTTTATCTTGGTCATCTATTGACCTTGCATATTCTAATTGTATTTCTAATGCTTCTAATCGCTTGTCGATTTTAGCTAGTTTTGTATATACGTTATCTGGTATATTCATTTTATACTCCTTCGTTTTACTTATGATTTTTTAATCATTGTGTTGTGTTCTTGGTTCTTGTAACCATAGTCTTGAACATGCAATCGGTAACAACGTCAGAATCGAATCTTGTCTAGTCAAGCTTGGCTTTCGGCTACGAGCGAACAAGGTTAAATTTTTAAGGTGAGCGAGTTTAATGGGGCGAAGCATAGCTTTACTTGAGATTCGAGTTTGGCGTATAATAATGGAGAGCTCGAGACCTTTGGTACTCGAAACCGAGAGAGAGAGAACCGCTCCTGAAGTCCGTGGATAGTGAACAGAGCCGAACACCGAAGCCTTGGGCGTAGACCTTGGCTACGTTTACGAGGTGGAGGCGATACCCATGTGAATAGTGTTGTAATGTTTTGTAATGTAATGTTCGTTGACAATGAAATTTGAGAGTATATTCGTGTTAAGGGGTTATGAATAAGAATAACCTGACCACCAAACAGAAAGACCTTGTTGATACTATCGTAACCACAGGATGTAGTATCGCTGAAGCTAGTCAAAAGGTAGGATATGCAAAGGGAGAATCAGGTAGAGTAGTAGCAAGTAGAACGTTACGATTACCCCACGTACAGAGGTACATGATGGAACGTGTCGCCAACACAATAGGATTAGGTGCAGTTCAAGCTTCCCAAAAGCTAATACAGTTATCAAGTGAAGCGAAGAGTGAGTATGTTCAACTCGAGGCGAGTAGAGATTTACTAGATAGAGCTGGAGTACGAGCACCAGAACGCATACAGCACGACGTAACGGGTGATATAAAAATAAATATCGATCTTACATAAACCTTGCTTACAAAACGGATAGGGGGGGCAAAAAACGTAACTGTGTTACTATATATATATCCCATACAAACATTAGAGCTTAAAAAAAGCACGTTAGAGCAGTCAGATTAGTTGGTGTACACGGCATGTGAGTATTCAATATATTTTTTTTATTCTAGAAGTACGTCATGGCTAAAAGTCCAGCATGGCAACGTAAGGAAGGCAAGAACCCCAAAGGGGGATTAAACGCTAAAGGTAGAGCTAGTTACAATAGAGCTACTGGTGGCAATCTCAAAGCACCTACCAAGAAGAAAGGGAGTAAGAGAAGAAAGTCTTTCTGTGCAAGAATGAGAGGTATGCGTAAACGTCAGAAGCCTAGTAATAATACTGGACAGGATAGACTATCTAAATCTTTGAGAGCGTGGAATTGCTAATGTGAGTATTAAAATATTTGTATTATCTTTAGAGTGATTTTTTTTCACCCTAAACAATGGATAAGACAATGACACAGTTAGAAAAAGAAATCAAAGACCTTAAAGAACAAAATAAGATACTCCTCCAAAGCCTAGAAAGACACTTAGCTGAGAAATCAGACCTAAGAAAACAATTATATAAGGATACAAAGAATGAGTTTTCTCCAAACAATCTCCCTCAAAGATAGAAATAGACTAAGAGCTGTTGTCAAGAAAGTACATCTAAAGAACTACCCTACAGAATTTATAAACGATTACGAAGCTGATAAGTTAATTGAATCATTTGCTCCTGAAGTCGTAGAAAAATTTATTAAACTAGGAGTAGATTCAGGCCAAACAGAATAATGGATTTTAGTTACAAGCCGTATGGCGAGGTACTAAAAGGATTTATGAAGTCAGATGACTTCTTCAGAGGAATAAGAGGCCCTGTTGGAAGTGGGAAGTCCGTTGCTTGTTGTGTTGAAATATTTAGAAGAGCTCTACAGCAACAAAAAAATAAAGATGGAGTTCGTAAATCACGTTGGGCAGTCATCAGAAATACAAATCCACAGCTTAAAACCACGACTATTAAGACATGGCTTGATTGGTATGATGAAAACGTTTGGGGAAGATTTAAGTGGTCAGTTCCATATACGCACCATTTAAAAAGAGGCGATATTGACCTAGAGGTTATCTTCCTAGCCCTTGATAGACCTGAAGATGTAAAGAAATTGCTTTCATTAGAGTTGACTGGGGTATGGGTGAATGAAGCAAGAGAGATTCCGAAGTCTATTATTGACGCTTGTACTATGAGGGTAGGTCGTTTTCCGTCTATGCGAGAAGGTGGTGCTTCTTGGTATGGAGTTATTTGCGATACCAACGCCCCAGAAGAAGATCATTGGTGGCCGATTATGGCTGGTGATGTGCCTGTGCCAGATCATATAACAAGAGATGAAGCATTAATGCTTATTAAACCAGATAATTGGTCTTTCTATACGCAAGGTGGAGGTATGAAAGAGCAAAAAGACAAGTTAGGTAATCTAACTGGGTACGCAGAAAACGAACATGCTGAAAATAAAAAAAATTTAACGCCGAAATATTACAATAACATCATAAAAGGTAAAACTAAGGGATGGATTGATGTCTATGTCTTAAATAAACTAGGTTCTTTAGAAGAAGGAAAGCCTGTGTATCCTTCATGGCGTGTAGAAACGCATTTAGCAAAAGAACCATTACTTCCTGACCCTAATTCTACTGTTTATGTAGGTATTGACTTTGGATTAACACCTAGTGCTGTCTTTGGACAGCGTTTAGTGACTGGTAGATGGCAGATACTCCATGAATTAGTATGCTTTGATATGGGTGCTGTCAGATTTGCTGAAGCGATGAAACAAGATATTACAAAATATTTCAGAAACTACGAATTAGAAATATATGGTGACCCAGCTGGTGATTTTAGAGCTCAAACTGATGAAAGAACTCCATTTCAAATGCTCAGGCAAGCTGGTATCAAAGCTTTTCCAGCACCTTCTAATGATGTTGCTTTAAGAATTGAATCAGTTGAATCTATGTTAAATAAAATGGCAGATGGAAAGCCTTGCTTTTTATTAGATGATAGATGTTTAAACCTTAAAAAAGGTTTTAATGGTGGTTATCATTATAGACGTATGCAAACATCAGGGGAACGCTTTGATGAAAAACCTAATAAGAATAGATATTCGCACGTACATGACGCTTTACAGTATTTATTAATGGGGGCTGGTGAAGGTCGTACCTTAATTCATGGTAAAAAAACAATAGAACCTACAAAAGCAAAAACGACTTGGAATGTTTTTGACAAAGTAGACAAACCAAAAAGGAAATCTTGGAACGTATTCGGACTGAATGGCTAGTCTTTTTCTACACACCTCTTAATCCTCCTTGGTATACTAAATGGCGTAAGAAAGGATTTACGCATGTAGGAGCTATGACGTTTAATGCCGAACATAAATGTTGGGTAATGGTCGAAGGTTTATACGGAAGGCTTAATGTGGAAATATTATCACGAAAACAATCAGAAAAAGTATTAAGCTACGTCAAAAGATTACATGGTATCGTTCTTAAAGGAGATGAAAAAGAAACACCTAACTTTAGAGGAGAGTGGTGGGTCAAAGAACATAGTTGCGTATCTTATATGCAACGACTGTTAGGACTAAGACGATTTTGGTTATTTACACCGTACCAGCTATTTTGTGCGTTGCGAAAGATGAATTTTACTATTTTTGTGGACGCAACAATTAAGAAAGGAAGTCTTATGCCTAAAGTTGGTAAAAAAATGTTTTCATATGGTTCTAAAGGAATGGCTAAAGCTAAAGCTGAAGCAAAAAAAACTGGTAAAAAAATGACTATGACAAAAGCAAAGTCAAAGAAAAAATAATGTCTAAATCCACTGTCAACAAAGCTGGTAACTATACGAAGCCTACGTTGCGTAAAAAACTTTTTAATGCCATTAAAAGTGCCAACACACATGGTACTGCTAGTGGCAAATGGTCAGCAAGAAAAGCGCAACTGTTAGCTAAACGTTATAAAGCTGCTGGTGGTGGATACAGATGAGTTTAGCGAGATCGCAACAATCATTAAAAGCATGGGGCAAACAAAAATGGAGAACAAAATCAGGAAAGAAATCATCTGAAACAGGAGAAAGATATTTGCCTGAAAAGGCAATTAAAGCTTTATCATCTAGTGAATATGCAAGTACAACAAGAGCAAAAAGAAAAGCAAAGAAAAAAGGTAAGCAATTTTCTAAACAGCCTAAATCTATTGCCTCAAAAGTTAAAAGTTACAGGAGTTTTTAATGGGTATTTTTAAACGTCCTAAGTATCAAGAAACTGAAACTGACAAAATGATTAAACGTCAAATGAAAGAAGAAGAAGAAGCTCGTGTAAAAAAAGAAGAAGCTAGAGCTGAACGTAAAAAAAGAATGGCTAAAGGAATGATTGGTAGACGTTCTTTATTTAGTAAAGCTGGTGGTCAGGGTTTTTATGATGATGAAGGGAATATGTTATCTTAATGGGTAGTAAAAATTCAACAAGTTCTAGCTCTAGTTCTAGTTCTAATTCAAACTCTAATGCTGGTGCTGGTGACAGATCAAATAATCCAACAAAAAAAGCTACAAAAGCAGTTAAAAAAGCAGTTAGTTTTTCACAAACTAAACATCCAACAGAAGGTATCGTTGATTCATATACTTTTAAAAATGGAAAGAAAAATCAAATGTATGGGGGGCAAGTATCCCAAGCAACTAACGAATATTTAGAAAGTATTAATGAAGCTAAAAAAGGTTCGCAAAATCCTGATGGTTCATACAATTATATGCTTACTTCTAAAGGTTGGAAAATAAAATATGGTTCTTATAATGCTGGTGGCCCACAATCAGGAATGAATATGGGTACAGGTGGTGCTGGTGTAATGAACAAAATACCAATTTCAGAAAAAATGTTTCAATCACAACAAAAAACAAAAGCATTACTTGTAGGTGGATTATCTGTATTTGGTGGCCCTGTTGTTGGTTCAATAATGAGAATGGGTGCGGCTGATTCTTTAAATAAAACATATGGTGATTATCGTAAAAGTTTTACAGCTAATAAAGGTATGGGTAGTGTTCAATCACCTACAATAGAAAATACAGATGTTGCAAATTTAGCAATAGGTGAAACTGAAACAAATTATAATTCTAAAAAATCTAAAACAACTAAAAAAACATCTAAATTTTTTGCTGGTATGGGCGTAGATGAATCAACCAAGAAAAGGACATTTTATTCATAATGGTTTACACAAACACAGATATAGCACCGAACGTTTCTACTGATAAAAAAGTAGAAGCTATTTTAAAACGTTATAAAGAAGCAGATAATTTAAAAGCTCAATGGAAAGATAAATTTGAAGAAGCATATGAATATTGTTTACCTCAACGAGAATCTTTTTATGATGAAAGTGCTGGTCAAAAACGTACTGATAAAATTTTTGATGAAACAGCTGTAGTAGGTATTCAAGAATTTGCGTCAAGATTACAAGCTGGTATTGTACCTACGTTTGCAAGATGGGCAAACTTTGAAGCTGGTTCAGAAATACCTGAAGGTAATATTGAAGAAGTAAATCAACAATTAGATAACATTACTCAATATATATTTGAAATTATTGGTAATAGTAATTTTAATTCTGAAGTGCATGAAGCATTTATGGATTTAGCTGTTGGTACTGGTATTATAGCAGTAGAAGAAGGTGACGCTATTAATCCAGTAAATTTTTCTGCTATACCTTTACCTCATGTATGTTTATCAAATGGGCCAACAAATAAAATTGATTCTGTTTACAGAAAAAGATCATGCAAACTTAATGAAATAAAAGTAATGTATCCTAAAGCTGAGATACCATTAGAAGTAATGGAATCAATGGATGAAAATAAAAAATGTACTATTATAGATGGTGTATATCAAGTCTATGATGAACCTAATGTAGAAAAATATAAACATTGTGTTATTTTATTAGATAAAAAAATTATTATTTTTGAAGAAGAATTTTCAGGTGTAGGTTCTAATCCTTACGTTTGTTTTAGATGGAACAAAGCGTCAGGCGAAGTATATGGACGTGGCCCAATCTTTAATGCCATGAGTGCAATTAAAACTACCAACTTAACAATTCAATTAATTTTAGAAAATGCACAAATGGCTATATCAGGAATATATCAAGTAGAAGATGATGGTATTGTTAATCCTGATAACATACAGCTAGTACCTGGCAGTTTAATTCCAATCGCTCCTAATTCAAGAGGATTACAGCCAATTAATACGGCTGGACGTTTTGATGTCGCTCAGTTGGTGTTAGAAGATATGAGAGCTAATATTAAAAAAGCTTTATACATGGAAACACTTGGTAGACCTGAAGGTACACCAATGACAGCAACAGAAGTAGCAGAACGTATGGCTGACCTATCAAGACAAATAGGTTCATCATTTGGTAGACTGCAATCAGAGTTTGTTATTCCAGTTTTAAGACGTGTTATTAGAATTTTAAAAGATCAAGGTAGAATAGAATTACCTGTAATTAATGGTAGAGAAGTAAAAGTACAAGCTGTATCACCATTAGCAAGATCACAATATCAACAAGATATAAGTGACATAAATAGATTTCACGAGATTATTGGTACTACGTTTGGCCCACAAGTTCTTAACTTAATTGTTAAGCAAGATGAAGTGGCAAAACATATCGGTAAACTTATGAATATTCCTGAAAAACTATTAAGAGATACTCAGGAACAGCAAGAGCTAGCCCAACAAATGCAATCAATGGCACAACAAGGACAACTAGAAGGAGATATGAATGACGTGGGAAACCCTCAACAACAACAAGTCGGTTAAATCAGTAACATCAATAGACGGCTATACTAGATCACCAGATACAGAAAAAAAATTAAATCAATTATTTGGTTCAGTTTTTAAAGGTGATGATGGAAAACAAGTATTAGCATATTTAAAATCAATAACTACTGAAGCCGTAGCTGGTTCTAATATTTCTACAAATGAATTATTTCATTTGGAAGGAAGAAGATTTTTACTCGCAATTATTCAATCAAGAATAAATGCTAACCTAAAGGATAAATAATGGCAGAAGAAAATGTAACACAGGAAACGACACAAGAAGAATCAACCAGACCAGAATACATACCTGAGAAATTTTGGAATCAGGATACTGGAGAGGCAAATGTTGAAGCGTTAAGTACATCATATAATTCCTTAGAAAAAAAACTAGGACAGCGTACAGATGAATTAACAAAACAGATACGCACAGACATAGAACAAGAAAGAGCTTCTAATGTTCCTGAAAAATATGAAATTGCTATGCCTGAAATACCTGAAGATGTTGATATGGAAGTTAATGAAGATCAACCATTGCTACAATGGTGGAGCGAAACAGCTAAATCTATGGGTTTATCTCAAGATCAATTTAATGAAGGTATTAATCAATTTGTGCAAAATGAAATAGCTGGTTTACCTAATACAGAAGAAGAAATGGTATCTTTAGGTGATAATGCAAAAGAACGTATAGAATCAGCAGATTTATGGGCAAAAAAATATTTATCTGAAAATGCTTACAATACTATTTCTAAAATATCTGCAACAGCAGAAGGTGTAAAAGCTTTAGAAGAAATAATGGCAATAAATAAAAGTCCAGTAATGCCACAAGGTCAAACAGCAGTAGAATCTAAACCATCATTAGGAGATTTACGTTCTATGATGAAAGACCCTCGTTATTGGAAAGATGGGGAAAAAGACCCAGCTTATATATCAAGAGTGTCTAAATTATTTGAACAAGTATGAACCTTAACAAATTAGTCAAAGTAATTTGGCGAGATACAAGAGAAGTAGATTCAGGTACTTGGCATGATATGTCAGATGTTATTAAAACAAATTCTTCTGTTATTCATAGCATTGGGTGGATAGCACAAGAAACAGATACAGATTTAAAAATATCGGCTGATGTACCTGAAGATCTTAATGATACAGAAGTAGGGCGTACAACTATTATTCCTCGTGGGTGCATAGAAGAGATAATAAATGTGCGTTGCGAAAAAGATTCTGATTAGTCATTACTCGCCTTAAGACCTTTAGAGTTAATACGATTGCCCTTTTGGATAACTTTCAACGAACTCGGAAGATAATCGAAACCTTAACTTAATGGAGATAAAAAATGGCTAGTTCAATTACTAACGCATTTATTACTCAGTTTGAATCAGAAGTACACATGGCGTATCAACGTATGGGTTCTAAATTAAAAAATCTGGTTAGAACTGTGAACGGTGTAAGTGGTTCTAGTGTAAAATTCCAAAAGGTTGCAAAGGGAACAGCTTCTACAAAAGCAAGACATGCTGAAGTAGTTGCTATGAACTTAGCTCACTCTAACGTGTCTGCAACTTTAACAGATTTTTATGCGGCTGATTACATTGACAAACTAGATGAGTTAAAAATTAATATAGACGAAAGACAAGTAGTAGCACAAAATGCGGCTTATGCTTTGGGCAGAAAAACTGACCAAATCATTATTGACACATTAGACGCTGGTACTTCGATTGCGGCTAACGTTAATTCATCTGGAACAGGTATGACATTAATTAAAGCTAAAAACATGCAAAATGTTTTTGCTACAGCTGATGTACCTGATGATGGTCAAAGATACTGGGCAGTAGGCCCAACTCAATGGGGTGACCTAATGAGTGTTGACCAATTCTCTCGTGCCGAATACGTTGGTGCGGATAACCTACCATTTACTAATGGTGAATCTACTGCGAAGAGATGGATGGGCTTCTTATGGTTCGTACATTCTGGTCTAAGCACTTCAGGTTCTAATAGAAAAACTTTAGCATGGCACAAATCCTCTACTGGTCTAGGTATTGGACAAGACGTTAAAACTGAAGTTAACTATATTCCTGAAAAAGTGTCTAACCTTGTTACTTCTTCTCTATCTATGGGAAGTGTAGCAATCGATGGTGACGCTATTAGGGTTCAACTTTGTACTGAATAGGAAAGGAGATTAATTATGGCTTATGCAACTAGCAACCCAGTAAAAAAGATTTCCCAAATGGGAGATTCTAATGCTCTTTGGTACTATACAGACGGAGACGCTATCGGCACTATTGATGACGCTGATTACTTTTTAGCAGATTATGGAAACTTAACTGCTGGAGATATTATTTTTGTAAATAGTGGTGGCTCAAACGGAGTTGTAGATATTCTTATGGTATCTGCTTCTTCGAGCTCAACTGTAACAACAGTACTTCTTGCTTAAATGTGACTAGGGGGGCTATGCCCCCCAAGTTTTAAATATTATGGCAACAACTAAAGTAGATATATGTTCAACAGCTCTTGTAATGATAGGAGCAAATACCATTACATCTTTTTCAGATAATAGCACTGAAGCTAATGTATGTAACGTAGTCTACGAAGATATTTTAAAATCATCCCTTACTCGTCATAGATGGCGATTTGCAACTGAACAAAAACAATTAAGTTTACTTACAGCAGAACCAACAGGTAGATATTCTTATGCGTATCAATTACCAACCAGTCCTGAATTACTACAATTAATTACTCTCACAGTTAATGATATTGTTATTCCATATGAACGATATGGTGATAAAGTTTTTTTAGATAACTATGGAAGTAGCTCTAATGTTATATGCGATTATGTTTATAGAGCAGATGAATCAGAATTTCCTCCACATTTTATTTTAGGTCTTGAGTATCAATTAGCTAGTTTGTTTGCTGGTTCAATAGCAAGAGATTCAGGAATGATAAGACAATTTTCTGATATGGCTGAACGACAATATTTAATAGCTAAAAATGTTGATTCGGCAGAAAGAACAACAAGAAAATTAGATCAATCACGTTTTATTAATTTACGACAATCCACGAGGTAAAATGGCTAGAACACTTAGAACAGTTCTATCTAATTTTAGTGGTGGAGAAATAAATCCCTTATTAAAAACAAGAACAGATACTAAAGCATATTTTAATGGAGCTCAGACTTTACGAAATTGGTACATGATGGATAGTGGAGGACTTATGCGTAGGCAAGGTACTTCTTACAAAGCAACACTACCAGCAGAATCAAGATTACTTCCATTTGTTTTTTCAGATGATGAAGTAGCAATTTTTGCACTATCTAACAATCGGTTAGACGTTTATTCTAGTGCTGGAGCTGTTATTCAAAGCAATATTACTGCAAATTGTAATTGGACAACAGCTCAATTATTTGAATTAAATATGGCGCAGTTTGGTGATACGGTATTTATTACACATAGAAATAACCCTATACGAAAAATTGTAAGAACAAGTGCTTCAACCTTTACTGTTAATGCTTTTAGCTTTGCTACACATAGTTCAAGCTATCCTCGATATCAACCTTACTATAAATATGAGGACGCAAGTGTTACTTTAACACCTTCAGCTACTTCAGGTAACATTACACTTACAGCTTCTACAAGTATTTTTAGTGCTTCATGGGTAGGTGATACTGTTAGATTAGATAGTAAAGAAGTTGATATAACAGGATACACGTCAGGTACAGAAGTTAACGCTACTGTTCGAGAAACTCTTGGTGGTACAAGTGCTGAATCAGATTGGGATGAACAATTAATTTCTGATAGAAGAGGGTATCCTCAAGCAATAACATTTCACGATAATAGATTATGGATTGCTGGTGTTAAATCTAAACCATCTTCTGTTAATGCAAGTCATGTAGGTGATTATTTTAATTTTAGTGTTGGTACAGGATTAGCAAGTGAAGGTATTGATGTTGCTATTGGTGGTGACCAAGTCAACGAAATACGTCATTTGTATTCTGGTTCTAATCTTCAAATATTCACTGATAGTGGCGAGTACATAATACCAACTTCGTCTGATACTTCGGCTATTACTCCTAGCAATATAGTTTTTAGACGTCAAACTCCTTATGGGTGCTCTCGTACTCGCCCAATTCTTTTTGATGGAGCGTCATTGTATACGCAAAAAAATGGTAGAGCTGTTAGAGAGTTTATTTATTCTGATAGTGAGGCTGGTTATGTATCAACAAACATATCAGTATTAGCTCCACATTTAATTGATACTCCTAAAGATATAGCTATGTTAAGTGGTTCATCTACACGTCCTGAACAATTTGCAATTTTTACAAATTCTGGTTCTACACATAATGGCAAATTAGCTGTATTTCATTCTATACGAGAAGAAGATATAGCTGGATGGACATTATGGAGTACACGAACAGGTGATACATTTCATAGTGTTACAAGTGCCAATGAACATTTATTTTGTATAGGTAAACGATCATTAAATGGTAGCACTGTTTATACATTAGAAAAATTTGGCGAAGATGATTCAGTAAGTCT